AGACAAACGCATTGCTGAGTTAGAGCAGCAACTGCAAGATTTGCAGGCTTCTAACGAAACAGCAGCGATGAAAAACGCTGCACTCTCAGCAATCAATCAAGCTGGCGCAATTAACTCGGATCAAATGCTCCAGTTAATTCAAGGCAGTCTCAAAAAAGCCGAGGACGGCACTGTCAAAGTTTTAGACGGGGGCATTGAGCAAGACATCAGTGTCTACCTTGCCAAGCTTAAAAACCCTGGTTCTTCTTACGAGCACCACTTCAAACCAAGCGCTCAAGCTGGGATGGGCGCAAAGCCAAATACATCAACAGCTAGCGCTGCAGGTATCGCTAATCCTTATTTAGACGCGACATCAAACCTGACTCAGCGTATGATGTTAGAGAATACCGACCCTGATCTTGCAGCCGTGCTCAAGAGAGAGGCAGGTAAGTAGTCCCCGTGGGACATCTACAAGTCCGTGGCTTGTAAACCGCAAACCTTACTCCTGAATAAGAAATGGCTGCTCCATTTCAGAATTATTCCGGCGGTGTCCTACTCGCGGACATCGTAAAAAGGAATAATCTCAGCACTTACGTGTCTGAGGCAATCAAAGAGCGCAGCTTGTTTATCAAGTCTGGCGCTGTTGTTCGTAACGCTCTTCTCGACTCTCGTGAAGGCGGTACACGCATTCAAGTCCCTGAGTTCAATCCAATCGCACCAACAGAAGAAATTCTGGACGGTACGGCGACATGGGGAACTGGCGGCGCTGGCTACCTGACCCCTCAAAAAATCGGCACTGGCACTCAAATCGCCACTATCTGCCATCGCGCATTTGCGTATGCAGTAGATGATCTGGCGGTTCTGGCAGCTGGTGAAGATCCGATGCTTCACATCCGCAACCAGCTTGCAGATGCAATCAACAAGCTGAACAGCGCTCGTCTGTTCTCTCAGCTTGCTGGTTTGTTTGGCAGTGCTCTTTCTGCCAACGCCCTGGACAAGGGTGTTGCAGCCGCTTCTGGTGGCGCTGAGGCCAACTTCCTGACTGCTTCAACAGTTGCAGAAGCTCGCGCCAAGCTCGGTGAGCGTGGTGATGAGCTGGACACTCTTGTTGTCCACCCTTCTGTCGGCTTCTACCTGTATCAGGTTGGCCTGCTGACCTTCTCCACTTCAGCACTGTCTACTGGCGGTGCCGTGACCTGGGGTGGCGGTGGCGTTGGTGTTGGCGCTCGCTCTATTGGCGAGTTCGCTGGCATGAACGTGATTATGGACCCTGCAGTTAACACTGTGGCTCCTGGCACTGGCGGCCATCAGCGTGAGTTCTATTGCTATCTGACCAAGTCAGGAACCATCCTGGAAGGCCAGCAGCAAGAGCTTCGCATCGAAGCAGACAGAAACGTGCTCTCGAAGCAGGACGTTCTTTCTGTTGATTACCACTCTGCCTATCACGTAATGGGCACCAAGTGGGGTTCTGCTTCGGACAACCCGACCAACGCCAACCTGGCAACCTCTGGCAACTGGGCTGCTACCTATGACATCGATCTGATTCCTATGGTTCAGGTCACTGTCAACAGCCCGCTGGATACCAGCACCATCTGATCTTGATCAGAGCAAAGGCCCTACCATTAGGTGGGGCCACCTTCTTTTTTTAACTATGGCTGCCACGATTAACGCCACTCTCAGCAGCGCGTCAGCCAATAGCTACGTGACACTGGCTGAAGCCAACGCTTATTTTGAGACCGTCCCAAAAAGCACCAACTGGGACAACAAGCCTGACGACAGCAAAAATCGTGCATTAATTTCAGCTACGCGCTGGATTGATACGTTTCAGTTTTATGGTGATCGCTGCGATAACTCGCAAGCTCTTAATTGGCCTAGAAACAACTACCACGTTGATCGAGTAGAGCTTTCTTGCAGCACTATCCCAAATGACATTAAATACGCTACATACGAGTTAGCTAACGCACTAGCTAATGACACGGACGCGATTACAGGGTCTACCGGCGATACGGGGCTATACGAGCAGGTCAAGCTCGGTGAGCTGGAAGTTAAGTACAACACTTCTAGCCAGGCTACGGGGCAGGTCAACAATGTTTTTGATGTTTACCCTTGGCTCCAGTCTTATCTTGGTGCTTATTGCTCTGGTGGGAGCGGAAGTTACCAAATTCGTACCGTGAGGGGTTGAGATGGCTGGCCAGTTAGACAGTTTGTTTAGGAGTGTCGCAAGCACTGTAGTCAAAGACCTTGGCGCAGCTTTAGACGCAACGATTACCTATACGCGCAAAAAAAGTCCAACATATAATGTCTCTACTGGCTCATTGACGACTTCGGACGAAGCTTATGTTGGTTTAAAAGTTCCGATTGAGTTTATTGACTCACAAGAAAGAGAAAGTTCTGAGCAGCGAAGAGCAAAGTTGTATTTGACTCCAGATATGATTGGCAACGCTCAGCCAAATTTTGAAGACACAGTCGCGCTGGAGTATGGCGAGGTTTCAGCGTTTTCTGGGACCAGCCGCGAAGGGCAAATCGTTGATATTCGCACGTATAGAGGCGGACAAGAGTATTTGTATATTCTTGAGGTGGTTTTCTAATGGCAAAGCGCGGTATTGGTCAGATTGTGACTGACCTTGAGCAACAGATCAATAGAGACTTCAATGCTTTGATTGGCCTTACTGTTGAAGAATTGTCTTTTGGCGTGACGGAGGCAGGTAAAAAATTCAGCCCAATAGATACAGGATTTTTTGCGTCTAGCTGGAAGGCATCTACACAAAGGCCGCAGGCAAAGGATAAAAAAACCGAGCCTTGGTCAAAATATAACAGAGGTTCAAACAAGGGGACTATTCAGCCGCGTTATCCAATCCCTGCGTTCAACTACAAAAAACAGCCGACTGTATATGTTGGCAATACCGCTGAATATGCTTTGCAGGCTCTTGCTTCGCCTAAATCAAATGTTGCTTTGTTTGTCCAGGGCGAAATCAAAGATTTGGTAAACGAAGCGTTCCAAGAAAAAAGGGCCGGTAGGATTTTTGTCCAAACTGGCCAGCGCTTGGTTGCCCCTGTTAACTATGAACAACTTGGTGGTTAAGCTATGACTCTTGTAAATGCTCGCGCTGCTTTTGAAAAGGCTGTAACTGACGCGGTTGCGGCAGCTGATTCAAGCGTTTCGATGGTGTATGACAACGTTCGTTTTACGGCGCCTGGCAAGACTAAAAAATACGTTGTCATGAGCATCAACTTCAATCGTTCAACGCTACAAAATCAAGGTGCTGCATCTGACTATTACAGCGGCGTGATCCAGTGCAGCGTTTACGTCCCAAAATCAGGTGGAACGGCGGCGCTGTCTGCGATTAGCGAATCTGTTATTGATGGTTTGACCTCAGTAAACGCTACTGGCTATACAGACACGTTTAGCGTTTCTCCAAGGGTTATGGATATTACAGGGCCAAGCCCTGTTGAGCTAGAGGACAGAGCGCATTTCCTAGGTCTTATTTCTTGTCAATTTACTGCAGTCGTGTAGTATATTGATCGAAACGGCATTGATTTATGCGGGCCACCGAACTGCTTCGGAACAAGTTTGGCGTTAGCCAGCTTTACAAGTACGAGGTAAAAGACGGAGACGAAGTGGTGCTTGAGGTGTTTTGGCATCCTCTTACCATTACAGAGCGTGAATCGATCCAAAAAAAAGTCGATGCTGGGGAGGGCAACGATTTTGCATTGGGCCTAATGGTCGAAAAAGCTTTGGACGAAGACGGTCGTCGCATTTTCCAAGACGGAGAAATAGCTTCTCTCAAAAACGCTGTTGCTGCCTCTGTCCTTCAAGACATTCAGCTAGCAATGCTGTCTTCGGGTACAGAGCATAAGGTGGAGGAAGCGAAGGCAGACCTTAAAAGCAAGTAACGACTGGTATTTTATTTTCTTCTTGGCAAAGGAGCTGGGCATGACGGTTGCTCAGCTTTCGCGTGATTTGACGCAAGAAGAGCTGGTCGGCTGGGCTGCTTATTTCGAGCTGTATAACGAGCGGCAAGAGAAGGCAATTGAAAGCGCGAAAGCAGGGAAAGGAGCGCGAACGATGGTAGGGCGGTAGACTGGAGCGCAAGGCTCTACGTGTTTCGCCGTGGCTAACTACAACGTAGATATTGCTTTAAATATTGGCGGCACTGCTGCGCTAAAACAGTTAAATGATCAGTTAAAAGAAACTGAGCGTATTCAAAAAAACATAGAAGAACTTAGCGTAGGGTCATCTTCTGCAAATTATTTACGCAACAAGCTTACAGCTGAAAAGCAATTTGCTGACTTTAAGCAAAAAACTTTATCAGCAGAACAAGAACTTTTTGAACTACAACAGCAGCGAGCAAGAGCGGAGCAAACGTTTGGGCAAGAAGCTAATAGAATTGCAAGGCAAAAAACTGCTGAATTTATAAGACAAAAGCGTTTGCTTTTAGAATTGGAAAAACTGCAGCGAGGCGATCCGCTGCAGTATTTAAATCCAATCGGACCCAACGCTTCTGGCTTCCAAGAGTTTCAAAAGCAAAAAAGGTTATTAGAGCTAGCTAATCGCCTAAAAGCTGTAGAGGACTCAAGAGCAAAACGGCTTGCAAATGAAAGCAGCATAACGCAGGGCCTCTTAAGATTAAAAAAATCAATTCTTGAGGCCGCAAGGTCTGAAGCGCAAGCTCGTGGAGAAATTTTAGATACACAGCGAAAGCAGCAGCAAAGCCAAGAAAGATATAATAAATTAGTCGATGATTATTTAGCAAAATTACAACGTATAGCAAACCTTGAAAATCAATACAGTAGACCTATTGGGCCAATTAGAGGAAACGCAAATCAATATACAGGGCCTATTGGCCCTGGACCAGTTAGCGGCGCTTCTTTTCAATATCCAGGGCCTATTGGCCCTGGGCCAGTTAGCGCCGCGCCTCAAGGCCCTTTTAGTCGCTTAATTGATAGACCAAAAGGAAGAGCTGGCGCAGGTGGATCTAATTTAACCCAAGGCCTTGGGCTTAGCCTTGGTTTTCCGCTTTTGTTTGGAGGAGGGCCAGGCTCAATTCTTGGCGGCTTAGGAGGAACTCTTCTTGGCGGTGGTTTTGGTGGTCAAATTTTAGGCAGTGGCCTTGGCGCAGCTTTTGATCAAGCTATCGTCGAAGCAACAGAGTTTGCCCAAGGGATATCTAACGTAGGCACGGCGCTGGACACTGCTATAAATGCAAATCTTATATCTAGCAAAGAGTTAGAAACTAATTTACAAGATTTGGCAAATGCTGGCTTTAAAGTGGCCGCAGGAATCCAAGCTCAACAGGAGTACGCAGATAGTATTAGCCAAATTGATTTTGAACGCGCTCAGGAAGCGGCAAAATCTATTGATAGACTTACACGGTTATGGGCGCAATTTACAAATAGCGTACAAACTGATTTACTAATTTTAATTAAAGCAGTAGCGGATACTGTATCTAATCAAATAGACACTGGGCAGCTGCTTGACAGGGCTCAACGCACTATAAATGATGCTGGTAGTAAAAACTTAGGTACGAGAGACCAGCGCTTTGATTTAGCGCGTCAACGATTAGAATTTAAGTTTGTTCCAAGCGCTGAGAATAAGCGAAATTTAATAGACGCAATTAAAAGGCTTGAGGATGAGTTTCCTGAGCTTAAAGTAAAAGCAAAATTAACTATAGAGCAGTCGCAAAAACAGGCTTTTCAGAAAGACTTAGAAACAGTAGTAGGCGCTCAGGGTCTTTTGCGGACCATTCAGTCTGTTCAATCTATTGTTGGCAGGTACAACGAGCAGTCAAACCAAGCAAACGATCTTCGGGAAAAAGCCACAAAAGCTGTTGAATCAGCTGAAGAGCGCATTGCAGACCTAAGGCTGTCTTTGGAGCGTAAAGCCGAAGATATGCGTTTAAACGCTATAGCAAAAGCTAACCAAATTGAAGATATTAAAGCGAAGCAGCGAATTGAAGAATTAGCGGCAGGTTACGATCTTGCCAGCGCTAAGTTTGCTGCTTCATTCAAGGAAAATGACCCAACAAAAGATATAGCAATTGCGTATCAAAGTATTGCATCTGATTTAAATTTAGAACTAGCTAAAGGGCAGGAAGACAGGGCTGCGCTTGAGCGAAATTTTGCTTTAGAGCAGAAAAAGTTTGAATTAGATGCGACAAGGACGCGATTAAACGCTGAAAAAACGGTTGCAAGGACTCGTCAGAATTTAGAGCGGAGCCTTGCCACAACAAGAAAAGAAATTTTACGCATTGAAAGCAACCTTAATCGCGATAAGTTTGACCTGCAAAAACGCTTAGACGAGCTTGCGCTTAAGCGTTTAAAACTTGAAACACAGTTGCTGCAGCTAACTCTTAAAGCGAATGACCAGCTTAGTGACGCTTTTAAAGGATATTTTAGTGAAATTTTTAATGTTATCGAGAAAGCAGAAGGTTTGGTAAATAAAGCTAAGCCGCCTACCGCAAGAGACACGTCTGGCGCATCTGGTGCTCCATCCGCTGACATAGGAGGTGTTTCTTTCGCAGGCATAGATGTTGCTGCAGATCAGTTAAAGCGTCTTAAAGTTGAAATAAACGAGGTATTGAGGAGTGGGACAGGCCCTAGCTCTAAAGAATTTGCAAAACGAATTGTTGAAGCAAATCAAGCTATTTTAAGTTCACTTACTCCATTAGCAAAGCAAAATGAAGAGCTAAAAAGATTAAATGAGGTCAGAAAGCTTGTTGGGGAAGGTTATTCCGAATCAGACGCTGCTGCCATCGTCAAAGGCAATGAAGAGCTGCAAAATCTAATTGTCAACATCAAAAATGCTATAGAAAACTCTAGGAAGCTCAAGCCTGAGTTTGCAGCTGCTTTTGGAGAAGGATCTGACGCGGTACAGGCTATAGACGACAATATAGCCGAGTTACAAACAAGGCTAGGCCTGGTAACAGGCGAAGTTGGGAAGCTTGAAGAAGCTTTTGAAAAAATAAGTGATGTAGAAAAACTTGGTCTTGACGTCGCTGGAATAGCTCTTAACGGCATAGTTGATACATTAACGGTCGGGATTACTGAAGCGGACAAGTTTGGTGAGTCATTGCAAGAAATGACTAGAAGTATTTTGGTAGCAATAAGCAAGGCGTTAATTCTGTTCTCGATTCAGCAAGCGCTAGATGGATTAGGCGGTGGACCGGGCAACCCTCAAGGATTTTTCTCTTTTCTTAGCAGAGCACTTAGCGGTAAAGCGCTTGGCGGTCCTGTTTCTGGCAACCAGCCCTATTTGGTTGGAGAGCGTGGGCCTGAGCTGTTCGTTCCAGGCGCTCAAGGCAACATTGTTCCGAACAGTGCAATGGGTGGCGCTAACGTAACTGTGAACGTCGATGCCACTGGCTCTAATGTCGAAGGCGACGAAAACCAATCAAAACAGCTTGGAAAAGCTATTGGAGCGGCGGTACAGGCAGAATTGGTTAAGCAAAAACGACCCGGAGGATTACTCGCAAGCTAATGGCTGATTTCCCGTCGATTGCGCCGACTTACGGCGTTCAAAAGTCCAGCCAACCTAAAGTCCGTATTGCCCAATTTGGCTCAGGCTATAGCCAGCGAACAGTTTTTGGGTTGAATCAAAATCCAAAGGTCTACAACCTGACTTTTGAAGTGTCAGAAACAGACGCGGACACAATTGAAGATTTTTTAGACGCCCGAGGCGGGGCAGAGCGCTTTAATTTTACGCCACCTGGGGAGGCTAGTAGCGGAAAATACATCTGCAGAGAGTGGAGTAAAACTATTCCGTATTTGAACCGTGCCACAATTCAAGCAACCTTTGAGCAGGTATTTGAATCATGAGCACACCTCAGTCAATTCAGGAGCAACTCCAATCTCTTGAGCCTTCAGCCATTATTGAATTGTTTGAGCTAGAGCTTACTGAATCGGTTAATGGGATAGACCAAAAATTCTATTACCACGCTGGAACGAACGAGCTGAGCGCTGATTTGGTTTTTGACCGGATTACGTATGCAGCTGCACCTATTGAAGTTGATGGTTTTGAGGTTACTTCCAAGGGCACTCTCCCTCGACCTTCAATGAAAATTTCAAACGTAAACAGTGCGATTTCGGCTTTGATTCTGCTTTACAACCCATTGCAGGCCAAGGTGACAAGAATTAGAACTTGTAAGAAATTTTTAGACCCTGATAACTTTGCGGACGGAATAAATTTGACCGCTGACCCTTCGGCTAAGTTTGAGGATGAAATTTGGTACATTGACCGGGTTGCAAACGAAAACGCTCAACTTGTTGAGTTTGAGCTTACTAGCAAACTTGACTTAACCAATCTTTCTTTGCCAAGGCGGCAAGTGCTTGAGCATTGCCCGTGGAAGTATCGTGGCGAAGAGTGCGGCTATACAGATAACAGATTTTTTGACATAAACAATGCTCCAACTGACAAAGCTGGAGACGTTTGCGGCAAAAGATATAGCAGCTGTGCTAAGAGATTTCGCAGTGGAGATTTGCCGTTTGGAGGCTTCCCAGGTGCTCGACTTCAGGTTTGATGCAGAGAGGCACGCCAATGATCAGTTTCCATTGGAAGCTTGCGGCGTCGTTGTGGATGGCAGGTATTGGCGCTGCCGCAATATTTCTGACGAACCACAAAACGACTTTGTAATCGACCCTAGAGATTACGCAGCAGCTTCTCTATACGGGGACATTGATGGGATTGTCCACTCTCACCCGCTTGGTGGTGCGGCAAGTGACTGCGACAAAAACTCTTGCACTGTCACTGGCAAAGTGTGGCATATTTACTCTGTGCCGGACAAGCAATGGTTAACTATCGATCCTTGATTGGTCGCCAGTGGGAATACGGCAAGTTCGACTGTTACAGCTTGGTTCGTGACTACTGCAAATTAAGGGGAATTTTTATCCCAGATTTCTCTAGGCCAAGCGACCTTGAAACGTGTAAAAGCATTTTTCTTCAACAGGCTAGTGCTATTGGTTTCAAGGCTGTTGTTTACGAAAAAAGGCAGCCTGAAGACATTTTGATCATGCGGCTTGGAACGAAAGAGCCAATGCACGCAGCGGTTTTGCTGCCTGACGAGCGGATTTTGCACCAACGTCAAGACTCTTTAAGTGCAGTCGAACCATTGGACCGGTACTATGTGTCAAAGGTCGCGGCGGTTTTTAGGTATGAAGCAGACCGTTAGGCTGCTGGACGACCTGGGTGAGCGTTATGGCTCGACTCATGAGTATTACGACCTGAGGACGCCTGCTGACGCAATTAAATTGCTGTGCATCAATAATCCTGAACTCAAAGAAGAGCTGTTAGAGGCTCATGAGCATGGAGTTGCTTATCGCTTGATTCAATCAGGCGAGGATCTTGGGGCGGATGATTTGCATTTGCCTGTTGGAAGTCAAGATTTAATTCTTGTCCCTGTCATTGTCGGCAGTGGCGGTGTTGGCAGGGCCGTTGGGAAAATCATTGCCGGAGTTGCTTTAGTTGCGCTGTCGTTTGTTTCGTTTGGCGGTGCTGCCTTTTTAGGCGGTGCGTTTGCGGGCATTGGCGCTGGTGCTTCAGCGTTCGGATCAGTCGCGTTGGCTGGTATTGGCGCAAGCTTGATTTTGGGTGGTGTTGCTGACCTACTTTCGCCGCAGCCGGTCTTGCCGAAGCTTGGAAATAACCGTTTTTCAGGGCCATCTGAAACTGATGGGCCGCAGTCTGTTGTAAGGGGTGCAGACGGTAAACAGTCTTACGCTTACACAGGCGCAGCTAACACGGTTGGGATTGGATCAGTTATCCCTGTTGCGTATGGGGAGGTTCTTGTTGGCAGCAACTTGATTAGCGCAAGTATTGAAGTTACAGATGAATCGGACCCTTTAAAATATGCGATTCAAACGCCTGGCACTAACACTGTAAGGTTTGGGGGCGAAAAACTTAATTTTAGCAAAACCGTTGCTGCTGGAATTAGAGCAAACAGAACAACCGGCGGGTTTCCTGGGCGCAGATCAAACAAGCTTAACCAGCTTGCCACTTTAAGAAAAGGCAAGAGATATCCTTTGGGTCAACTTAATAATGTCGACGACAGAGGCGAAGGCGCTGCGGTTTTGGAGTTAACTACTGGATTATTCGAGTTTGTTAGCGGGCCTGGTACAACACTGATAGACGGATTCATTACTTACAGGCTCTACACAGAGACACCACTTAGCGGTCCTGACCCTACAACTGCAAGCTCGACCGCAACAATTCAAGGTTTACTCCTGCGTGGTCAGACGTATAGGTGGGTTCATAGGTTTGAGAACAATGCCATCAGCGACGAAAAAGAAGTTAGGTTTTACATTGAAATAATTGATTTTGATGTCGCTCCACAGTGCATTAACACTTTAATTGTCCGCTCTGCTGGTTTTATGTAATTCACCATGGCACTAAACTCAACTTCTGTTATTAGCTTCATTGACCTTCTTTGCGAAGGGCCTATTGAAGGTCTTGTAGGTGACAAAGAGGGTATATTCCTTGACGAAACGCCTGTGAAAAGCGATGCAGGCGTTAATAACTTTTCGAGCAAAGATGTTGCAAGGTCTTTCAGGACTGGAGGCAGGACTCAATCCAGGCTGCCTCAGGCCGGAGCTGGTCCGTCAACAATTAATGATATTAATACAGAAATTGGAGAAAATTACAGCGAAAATCTCAACGATAGTAATAAAGTCGTTGGCAGAGATTATGGGCCAGGCACGTTGGTGCGACAAGTGACAGATTTGGAAACAGATAACATAGAAATTCTGTTTACAATTCCTCGTCTTTTTTCAGTGGCGCAAGAAGGGCTCGCCAAGGGCCAGGTTTTTAACGGAACTATTAGAGTTAAAGTTTTTGTCCAACCCAAGGGCAAATCCTTTTCAAAGGTGTACGACAGGCGGATCACCGGGTCGTCTACCAGTAACTATCAGTTTAAAACGCCAAAAATTCGCTTATTCGGGACCGGCCCTTGGAACGTAAAAGTAGAAAAAGTTAATTTAGGCGAAGATCATTTTGAGATTAAATTTAAGAACTTTCAAGATGTTGAAAAAAATATATCCCTAGCAAGTTCAAGAGCTAATCAAATTTTTTGGACAAGTTTGATTGAATCGCAGTCTTTAAGAAGCGCATACCCATATTGCGCCGTTGCGGGATTGTCCATTTCGACTCGACAATTCCAAAGCCTGCCTAATAGAGCTTACAAAATCAGGGGACGCATTGTTCAAATTCCAGCGAATGCAACCGCCAGATCAGACGGTAGCTTGAGATTTAAAGGCAATTTCAATGGCACCCTAAGAAGCTCATGGACTACCTGCCCAGTCTGTTGTTGGTACGACATGCTGACAAACAAAAGATATGGAGCAGGCGATTTTGTTCAAGCCAGCAATGTGAGCTGGGTGGATTTATACCCTCTTGCCGTTTATTCCAACGATTTGATTAAAACCCCAGACGGAGGCGAAGAGCCACGCTTTGCTTGCAATACGGTTATTGGTGATCAAGCGCAGGCTTTCAACGTCTTACAAGACCTTGCAAGCGCTTTTAGGGGAATGCTTTATTGGCAGGCAAATGTCATTCAAGCTTCAGCGGACCATGGAAATCTTGATGGTTCTGACGTTGATCCTGTTCATCTTTACAACAACAGCAACGTAATTGAAGGGCTGTTTAATTATTCAGGGACTTCCCTTAAAACTCGCAGCAGTAGTATTAGGGTCCGGTACAACGACCCTGACAACTTTTACAAAACAAATTTTATTGTTGTAGAAGACGCAGAGTTGATAGACAAATATGGCTATCAAATAAAAGAGATTGTTTCTTTTGGCGCGACCTCAAAATGGCAAGCGCAAAGACTGGGCCGCTGGATGCTTGCTTCGGAAGAGATTGACGGAGAAATTGTAACGTTCAGCACAGGGCTTACTGGAGCGGTTGTTCTACCAGGGCAAGTGTTTGCCATCTCGGACGAAGTCCGCTCAGGCGTTAGGATTGCTGGCCGTGTCGGGGCGTCAACAACAAGATTTCAAGTTGAAACTGATGATGCGATAGTAATTCCAGACGGGGCAAACAGCAGGATCACGTGTGTTTTGCCTGATGGAAGCATCGAGACAAAAACTATTGATCAAGTTGTAGGCAAAATTATAACAATTCAAGGAAGTTTTAGCGCAACACCTTTGCTGCAATCGGTGTTTTCAGTCGCAACTGACAAAGTAAATTTGCAGAAATTTCGCTGCCTAAGCGTTGTTGATTCTGGTGATGGCACGTATGCAGTCACGGGAGTTGAACATAACGACAGCATTTATTCAGTCGCTGACACGAACCAAGAGCTTGAGTTCCAAGATATTACTACTTTCGATCAAGCTCCTGCGGCTCCCATAAATCTAAAAATTATCGCTTCGCAAATATCAATTAATAACAACACTGTAAACCGACTAGTAGCATCTTGGAGCCCTGGCAGCAACACAAACAATCTTGAATTTGAAGTGCGATACAAGGTAAGTGGCGGCAGTTTTATCAAAGCCAAGACGGAAGGCGCTACTTTTACGGTCGATAGCGTGTTGCCTGGAGCGTTATTTGTTTTTCAAGTCCGAGCCTTGGGCGTGAGCCCAATACAAAAAGCTTCAGCTTGGGTGGAGACAAGCATTACTGTCCCAAGCGCTGGCATTGACCCGAACGACCCAACAAAAGTTGGCGTTCCGCCTGACCCAGCAAACGTAACTGTGCAAAAAACCAGTGGCGGAGAAGTGATATTAAGATGGACCATACCATTCACTGGGGCAAACCCTGAAGATTTAATAGCAATTATTAGACATTCATCTTTAACGGATGGCACAGGCGTCTGGTCGGATAGCGTAAAACTTACTGAAGTAAAAGCAGTAACTCAATACGCAGTCCTTCCCTTACTTGAAGGCGAGTATTTAATTAAATTTCAGCAAAATATCACTTTAAGTAGAAGCGTCAACGCTGGGAGCGCGGTTATTGATCTTCCTGACGAGATCCCTCGTTTAAATGTCCAAGTTAGAAGAGAAGATCTAGATTCACCTAAATTCCAAGGGCAGCTTGATCAAGTCTTTTATCAAGACACAAACGGCATTGATGGGTTGGTGCTTGATGGCACGGGACTGTTTGATAATATTCCCAGCATTGATGACATTGGCCATTCTGGCGCACAAAATAATATATCAAACACTATTGATTTTATTGGAGATCGATTTGCTTCTGGCGAATACTATTTCAAGGACACGTTGGATCTTGGCGGCAAATTTAGCGTTTTGTTTAAACGCAAAATTAAAGCAATAGGCATTTACCCTGACGATTTAATTGATTCAAGGACTGAGCTTATTGATCGTTGGTCGGACGTTGACGGCCTGAACGCTGACGATACCAGTTCAAAAATTTACTTCAGATCAAGCGATCAGACTCCGGCTGACGTTGTGACGCTTATGGAAGATGGCAGCAAGCTTTTGCTTGAGGACGGCAATGATATTGAGCAAGAGTCTGATGTTGATTTTGGCGACTGGACCCCAATGGAGTCGGGTCAATTTTTTGGGAGGGTTTTTCAGTTCAAGGTTGAGCTGACAACCGACCACCCTGACCAAACGCCGGTAGTGCAAGAGCTTGGCTACAACATGCAAATGGAATCACGAACTGAGTTCAGCGACATCATTTCGTCTGGGGCGGCCCCAAAGGCTGTGACGTTTGCGAACGCTTTCTATCAAGAGCCCAGTATCGGCCTGACTGTTTCCAATCTGACCTCAGGGGATTATTATCAGATCACGTCAACTTCTCGGCAAGGCTTTACTGTGACGTTCTACGACTCCAGCGACACGGTGATTAGCCGAAACTTTGAGTATGCGGCTTCAGGCTATGGAGTCGAGTTATGACCCAACACGACTACAACTTACAAAACGCCTCTGGTGCGGCTTTTAGGGCTGATTTAAACGCGGCGTTGCTTGCAATTGTCAGCAACAACAGCGGCAACAGCAGCCCGGAGGCCACGTTTGCCGGTCAGATTTGGGAGGACACCAGTACGACGCCCAGCATTTACAAGCTGCGAAATTCCGCTAATGACGCTTGGATTGAGCTGCTCCAGGTTGCACCGGACGGATCTTTTACTTTTGCAGGCACTGGTTCTTTAACCGTTCCAGACGGAACTACCGCGCAACGGAATGCCTCGCCTGCTGCGGGAATGATCCGCTTCAATACGACCATTAATCAATACGAGGGCTATGACGGGGCGGCATGGACCTCCATTGGAGGGGGTGCAACTGGCGGAGGCTCCGACAATGTTTTTTATGAAAACGCCCAAACAGTCACAACGGACTACACCTTAAGCGCTGGAACCAATGCCTCCTGCACAGGGCCAATTACAATCAATTCAGGCGTTACCGTCACAGTCGGAACCGGTCAAGTTTGGATGATTCTCTAAATGGCTATCACAATCAACGGCACCGGAACAATTACAGGGCTAAGCGCCGGAGGCTTGCCTGACGGAACAGTTGACACTGACATGATTGCCGCTTCAGCGGTCAACAGAGCAAAGCTGGCTGTAAACCAGCAAAAAGAATTAGCAAAAGCATGGCTTCTTGTTAGCCTATCTGGCACGTTATCAATCACTGATAGCCATAACATCAGCAGCGTTACAGACCAAGCTACAGGTAGATACGTAGCCACTTTGACTAACGCAATGACAGATTCTGATTATGTTGTTTTATGCGGCGCTGCTGCTAACACAAATACAAGCGTTGACACTTGGGCCAATGCTTATGAGCGCACCTCTACTACTTTTACAGTGCAAACGCAAAACTCTAGTAGCAGCAACGTAGACCGGCCAACCAATTATGCGGTTGTCTTTGGAGTTCAAGCATGAAACTAATTATTTATCAAAACAAAGAAGGCGGCGTGTCAGTCGTTTACCCAACAGGCGAGGTCGCGGTTGAAGAGCTTCCGGCAAGGCTGGGCCTCAGCGATTACGAAATTGTTGAAGACAGTGTGATTCCTGCGGATCGGAGTTTTCGTGATGCTTGGCGTAAAGACGGGAAGCAAGTTGTTGAGGATCTTCCTGCAGCAAAAGAAATTGCTCATGCGACTCGTCGTGCCAAGCGCGAAGATGAGTTCAAGCCATATGACGACGTGATTGCTAAGCAGATCCCTGGTGCGGATGCTGAAGCAGCAGAAACGGCGAGGGGTGCAATTCGAGCTAAGTACGCGACAATGCAAGTAGGTATTGACAACGCTGCTTCTACAGCAGAAATCAAAACAGCTTTAGAGGGAGGTGGATCATGACCGTAAAACTTAACTGCTCAAGTTCGGGCACGGTTTCTTTAGTCGCTCCAGCGAGCACCAACTTGGGTGCGGATGTTGTCTTAAACCTGCCATCCCATGCTGGGTCGTTAGACCGCCTGGAACGCGCAGGCAACATCCTTCAGGTTGTAGAAGGCAGCACCAACACAATCGTGTCGATGACTGCTCTTACTTATGCAGATACTGGCTTGACTGCATCAATAACGCCAAGTAGCACGACGAGTAAAGTTTTAGTATTTGTAGACCAGTTCTTTCAAATCACAAGAACAGGCAGTAATATTTTTGGTGGAATTAGACTGCTAAGAGATTCAGTAACGATTATAGATCCAATCACGGACGGCAATGGTCCATTTAGTAGAGGATTGAGTGTAGGAGGAGGAACATCAACTGGCATTTGGGACAACTTTAGTCATTCTATTTTGGACAGTCCAAACACCACAAATTCTGTAACTTACAAAACACAGGGCAGGCCTTATCAATCAGGTGAAACAATGATTTTTCAGAATGCGAGTACAGTAAATGGCAAATCAAGAATACTTTTGATGGAGGTAGCAGCATGAACACAATTACAACAAGTAATGCGATTCTTTCTTTAGTCCCCGGGGCTGAATTTGTGCTTAGAGGAGATGTCCTTGAGTGGTACAGCTCTGATCTTACTGAGCCAACAAAACAGCAGATTAAAGACGAAGTTGCACGTTTAGAAGCCGAGCAGCCTTGGAACGAACTTAGGCAGGAGCGTAATCGCAGGCTTTCTGAGACTGACTGGGAAATTGTGAAACACAAAGAGCTTGGCACAAACATTCCAGCTGCTTTAAAAACTTACAGGCAGGATTTACGAGATCTTCCTGCTAATACGACTGATGTTGCCAACCCTGTTTGGCCTACTAAGCCAGGAGCCGAATCATGAGCACAATTAAAGTCAGCAACATTGACCCTCGCACGGCTGGCGGTGTCGTCAATGTAAATAGCATCGCAATGCCAAGTGCAGGCAATTTGGCTAATCGGAATAAGATCATTAACGGTGATATGAGAATCGCCCAAAGAGGTTCAGGTGCTGCGACGATTGACAACACCTTCCCTGTAGACAGGTGGAAGCAAGCATTCACAACGGCTGGCGCGGTTTCGTTCCAGCGGCAAACATCTAGTGTGCCCACTGGCTTTAATTATGCAATTAAAGGAACAGTCACAACCGCTGATAATTCTATTGGCTCAGGTGATTTCTGGGTAGTTTCTCAACTAATTGAAGGCTATCACACTGCAGATCTTTTATTTGGCACTGCAAATGCCAAATCGGTTACTCTTGGTTTTTGGGTTAGGGCAAGCGTTACAGGCACCTATTGTATAAGCTTGTGCAACAATGACTCTAACCGAAGTTTTGTAAGCGAGTATACCATTACTGCGCAAAATACTTGGGAGTATAAAACAATAACGGTCCCTGGAGACGTTGCCGGGACTTGGAACGTAGCAAGTGCCACCGGCATCAGGGTTCGTTTTGCATTGACTTCAGGCACCGGATTTCAAGCTGGTGCAGGAAGCTGGGTTGCAGCTAATTCTTTTGCCACATCGAACCAAACTCAACTCCTTGAAACGCTAAATGCCACTTTTTACGTCACAGGAGTGCAATTTGAGGCAGGCGTACAGGCAACTCCTTTTGAATACAGGAATTATGGAGACGAGCTTGCTAGGTGCCAAAGATATTTCATGTGGAGTGACAACGGCCAAGGTGGTTGTTATGAAATAGGTTCATGTATAAATAGCGAAAGAATAATGGGCCCAGTAAAATTTATGGTGCCGATGAGAACAACCCCCACAGTGATTATTTACAGCAATGATCTAACTGCTGGCAAGGTTAATCTCTACAATAATGCGACTGTCAACCTTGGCTCTGGCTTTATCGCTGCCAGCGTTAGAGCGGCAGGATACAGATTTGTCACAAATGGCTCAGGTTTATCGGTTGGAAGCTTCTATTCTTGGGAGTGGCAAGCTGACGCGGAGCTTATTTAATCATGTACCAACTCATCGCAGACGACAACGGCAACACTGAATCAATTTTGAGGATTGCTGACGTAGCCTGCATTCCGCTTGATGAAGGCAATAAGGACTATCAGGCTTACCTTGCCTGGGTTGCCGAAGGCAACACGCCAACTCCTGCTACTGAGGGCTAATGGCTGACAAAAAAATTACTGATCTAGGTGAACTGGCTGCACCAGCAGCTGACGACCTTTTTGTGATGGTCGATAGTTCTGAAGCAGACAATGCTCAAAAGAACAAAAAGATCAGATTTTCCAACCTTCATCGCCAAATGCTTGCTGGATCGGCTGGCAGCCCATCCTTTTCCTTCGCTGATGATTCTGGCGTTACTGGGATTTTTCGGTCAGCGGCTAACGAGATTGGATTTGCAGCAAATTCAAGTTATCAAGGGGCGTTTACAACCAGCGGGCTAAAGCTTGGCACTGGAACGGAGGCAGCACAGTTTCACGCCTTCAGCGCGGACACGACTGATCAAATCATCATTGAAAATAGTGATGATGGCGCGGACACTGCTCCTGACTTGATCCTGTATCGAAACTCAGCGACACCAGCGGATGCGGACAATCTGGCAAATTTAGAATTTAGAGGTCAAAACGATGCTGGGGAATCGCACGCTTACGCTCAAATCACAGCAGGGATTCAGACAGCAGCTGACGGGAGCGAAGATGGCATTTTAGATTTAATGTCATCGGCGTCTAATGCCGTCGAATCAAGGCTTCGTTTGTATAACCAGTATGTCGGCGTAGGGGAGCTAACTCCGGCATATCCGCTGCATGTCACCACAAGCCTGACTGGTACAAACATTCGTTCAGAGTGCAATGCGGACGATGCTTCTTCTGGAGGAGATATAACGCTTTACCACCGCAGGGGCGCTAACGGGGCTGGCCAAGACAATGACGTTTTAAGTACGTTGTTTTATCGAGGGAAAAACGACAACGCAACGCCTGAAGAGCTTGATTACGCGGCTATTGAAGCAAGCATCGTTGACGCAAGTGACACAACCGAGGATGGAGCTTTAAAGCACAAAGTTCGCGTCAATGGCACGCTATCGACTCAATTTGAGCTGAGTGCTGACAAGATTGGTTTTTTTGGCGCGACCGCTGCGGCGCAGTCAGCGCATGTAGCCGACATTACGACTACGGCAAGCTCTGGTTCGCTGCCCAGCGCCAATGACACCAATACGATTGCAGACGCAGCAGCTCCAACAAATGCCGAGTTGTTGCAGTATTGCGTGACGCTTGAGGCAAAAGTTGAGGCGCTTCTAGCGTTTGCTTCTGCCCATGGCTTGATGGCTGCCTCGTAATGAAACGACCTGACCCGATGATGCCCTGCAAGCCTGGCGCAGAGGATGTTGTTGCGATGCGAAATCGCGCGTTGTGGATGAATGCTTTATATCTGCACGATGGACGCGATAAGCCAAATCACCCTATGCACGGTCTTTATACCGGCTTGTACCAAGCGTACTCCTGCCTGCAGTCAACCGACTGAGGCTGACCTTTTGCCAAGGTTGCAGGTAGTATGTCTTTAATTGGTGGAGATCATGAGCGTTTCTCCTGGCACATATAATTTTGTCGTTCAGCGTCGTGCAAGCTTTTCTCTTGCGCTTCAGTTTAAAGACAGCACTGATGCAGCAATTGATCTGACTGGCGCGACTGTGGCTGCCCAGGCTTGGGACGCTCCAAGGACAACAAAATACGCAGATTTTGCGGTTGCATATACAAATCGATCCAACGGGCAAGTGCAAATCTCTTTGACTGACACGCAAACTGCCACTTTTCCTGATATTTTAAACTACGACGTATTAGTTACCACTTCCGCAGGTCTAAAAAATTATTATTTAGAGGGTCAAATTACAGTCTCTCAGGGCTACACAGCATGACATCAGTAAATGTTACAACCCAGGCTAATACTGTCACGGTTACTGATTCAAGTGGCTCGACAGTTGTTAGCTCGCCGGTTACAACAGTCGTAACGGCATCAACGGTTGGCCCGCAAGGCGGAACGGGGGAGGGCATAGCAGTAGACGACGCTGCTAAAGTTGATAAGAGCATCGTTTATTACGACGGCAGTTCAGGTAAATTTTTGGCCGATGCCACCTGGACAACCGACACCCTCGTCCTTGGAGGAAATTTCTAAGCCATGGCAAACACAATCCGCCTAAAGAAACGTGCATCGGGCGGCGCGTCTGGCGCTCCAAGCAGCCTTGCCCCGAGTGAACCGGCGTACTCAGAGGTTGACAATATCCTGTACTACGGATTTGGTGACGCAGGGGGAGGAGCCGCCAGCTCGGTGATAAGTATCGGCGGTTCAGGCGCTTTTGCCACCCTTACTTCTAACCAGACCATAAGTGGCAACAAGACGTTTACTGGAACGGTTGATTTAAGTGGCGCGACTCTTTCAGGGGATACCACATTTAGCAACGACCTAACGGTTAGCGGTGATTTAACAGTCTCTGGCACAACCACAACGGTCAACTCAACTACTGTTGACGTAGCCGATAAAAATATCACCTTAGGCAAGGTTTCGACCCCAACTGATGCAACAGCTGATGGGGGTGGAATCACTTTAAAAGGGGCAACTGATCATACAATTCTTTGGGAAAACGACACTGACAGTTGGGATTTTTCCGAGCACGTCAATCTTGCTTCTGGCAAAGAATTTAAAATTAACGGAACCAGTGTCCTAAGTGCTAGCAGCCTTGGCTCAGGCGTTACAGGGTCAAGCTTGACCAGTCTTGGGACAATCGCGACTGGAGTTTGGCAAGGGACTACGATTGGCCGCGCATACGGTGGAACTGGCCTCACGGCTGCCCCGTCTAACGGAGAGCTGTTGATTGGCAATGGAAGCGGCTATGCGCTTTCAACGCTGACGGCTGGCAGCAATATCACAATCACTGAGGGCAGTGGTTCAATCACGATTGCTGCAGCCGCTGGAGCGCCTTCTGCTGGAGACGGAATTGACGTAAGCGGCTCAGAGGTAAGCCTTGATTTAAAAGCAAATGGCGGCTGTGTAATTGAATCAACTGAACTTGCGATTGATCTTTCGGCGTCAGCAATCACAGGAACGCTTGCGGTTGCAGATGGCGGCACAGGCGCAACAACGCTTACTGGCATTTTAAAAGGGAATGGCACGTCTGCGTTTAGCGTTGCTAGCGCTGGAACGGACTATTTGAACGACTCTTCGACTGTCGATGGGGGCACATTTTAATTTATGGCAAACACAATCAAGCTCAAGCGAGGCACGAGCACACCAACGACAAGTGACATTGTTGATGGTGAAGTTGCTGTAGATAAATCCGCGCAAAAATTATATTTAAACGATGGTGGATCTATAAAAGAGATCGGCGGTGGCGGCAGCAGTGGAACTCCATTAAGGTTTTTGCATGTAGATGGTTCTGGCTCACAGGCGTTAACCACTTCGCTTGCAACTGTTGATTTTGACACAACGATTGCAACATCTGATGCCTCTGATTTTACTGTTGGGTCTGGCGGTGAAATTACAGTAATTAATGCCAGCACCTATTACATTGAGTACAGCCTCGACGGCGACCAGTCATCAGGCAATAACCGTGTAATTGTTACCGGAGTAGTGCAAGTTAATGGAACCGCTGTCACAGGTTCGGAATGTTCTGTGTACTCAAGAAACACAGCGGATGGTGATTTTACTGCTGTTGGCTCTTGCATTGCCGTTTTATCTGCTAATGACGTAATTCGCGTTCAAGCACAAAAAAATGATAACGGAATCACAACCTCACTTGAGCTTGGTACTTCAGCGCTTTCACTTTTTAGTTTGTCAGGTTCTGGCCCGCAGGGGGATCAGGGGCCTCAAGGCCCAAGTGATATTCCGCAGAACAGTCAAACCAGCGCGTACACACTGGTGGCAGGTGATAACGGCAAGCATATAAATATAACTACCGGAGGAGTCACCGTCCCAAGCGGTGTATTTAGTGCGGGCAATGTTGTTTCAATCTTCAATGATAGTTCGAGCAATCAAACAATTACTCAAGCAGGTGGCGTCACTTTGAGGCTTGCGGGTGGTTCTAGCACGGGGAACCGCACCTTGGCGCAGTATGGTTTATGCAGTGTTTTATGTGTGGGTTCAAATGAATTTGTAATTAGTGGGGCAGGTCTAACTTAATGGGCATACATCAAGCCTTGATCGCTGGTTATTCCGTAACTGCTTCTTCAGACCCAACATGGACTTTAGTTGATAGCGATTTTGCTTCAGGGTCTAGCTCTAGCACAAGCGTCAGCAATGTTCAAACGGGTGATTTTATCTACTTCACTCAATCAACGGATTTTGAGTTTTCAATCTCTCCGCCTACTGGGTTTACGCAAATTTTTGAAGAGACTGATGATAATCCGTCTTTTAACGAGTCTTTCCGCGTAGCAACCACCAACGAGGGCACAGTGAACGTCACTGCTGACAGTGAATCTGAAGCTTCAGGTTTGATGGTATTTAGATGTTCAACGAGCGCAACATCGCTGCAGCCGACCACAGGCACTAACAGTGCAAGTGGATTTGCGGAAGCAGCATCAGGCAGCCCATCAGTGCCATCATCCAATACTGACAACAACGGAACGGCTGAAGCATTTTCGCTTTGCGTTTCGAGTGCTTACATCGACGACGACATCATTACATCATGCACAGCGCCTACAGGGTTGACCCTTGTGGGTTTCCAAGGCGGCAGCAGAAGCTTTTTTGGAAACACATTGCAAAGTTCGCTAATGGTTGGCTATGCAGTTGTTGCTAGTGCTGGCACAACCTCCCCGCCTGGAGCGAGCAATAGCTGGACGACAAACAGTGATGGAGATTCTTGGAGATCAACTGCTTGGTATATCAAACCCAGCTAAACAATCTATGAAATGACCACCTTACTACTACCCAAAAGCCAGAAAGCAAGTACGGTGGTCAAGGAAAAAACGTATTCCACGTTCACCAATGATC